CTAGTCGACTAGCTGCAGGACGGCGCGGCGGGCGATCTGCCAGCCGTCGAGCGGGTCGTCTCGCACGACGAAAGTCTTGCCCACCATCGTCGTGTTGTCCGGGGAGGCCGTGACCTCGAGCCGGTCGCCGGTCTTGAACGTCGCGCCGTCGGGGAGAACCGCGTCATAGGTGCTCACCCGATAGTCGGCGCCGGCGACGGTGACCTGTTGCTCGGGAGCGGTCTGGGGGTAGATGAGGGAACTGCCCTGCCACACGGTTTCGCGTGTCGCTGTGTCCTGCAGAGTGTCCGGGTCGGTGACGAGCGGGCCGTCACGGTAGATCAGGACGCGCATGGTCATGGTGGTCGTGATGCGCTGGCGAAGCCGGGGCAGGTTCGGTTTCATGCCGTGCGCCGCCGGTAGGTGTGCAGGATCGCCAGCTCCGGCAGGGTCCACCCGTCGAAGGATCCGTAGGCGACTTGGAACGGGCCGGCCGTTTCGGAACGGGTGTGGTCCGGGTTGGCGCTCATGCGGGAGGCGGAGGAGATGACGACGGCGACGAGGTCGGGTTCTTCGATCTCGAGGTAATGCGTCGGGTTGAAGCCGCGGCCTCGGGTGTAGGCGCGGACCATGAGGGTGGCGGCCTCGAGTGCCTTGGTCGCTTGGTCCTGCTCGATCTCGCGGCCGGCGAAGGCCGCGAGATCGGCGGGTGTGGGCTGCATCAGGCGGCCGGCGTGATGCCCGAAAGCGTCACGATCGCGGCCGGGTTCAGCGGCGCCGCGTCGTAGCGGGCGACGACGCGGATCGCCTGCTGGTCGAAGTCGGCGTAACGCTCGGTGAGGATCTTCACGCTTGGGGCGAGGTCGCGGGCGACGGCGATCTGCGAGAAGTCGACGAGCGCGGCGCGGCCGGTGGGGCTCGACCCTGTCGTGTCGGGCACGCGGGCCGTGACAATGACGGGAGCGCCGAACAGACGGAACACGCCGTCGAGCGTCGGGTCGGGCTGCATCATGTAACGGCCGTCGCCGTCTTTGAGCTTGCGCAGGCCGACGAACTCACGCGGAGTCATGACCCACTTCAGCGCGGCCATGTTGACGTTGGCGGCCAGTGCCTTGCCCCAGGCGTCGAGGAGGACGTCGAGGGTGAGCGCGCCGCCGACGGCGATGGTCTGCACACCCGAGTAGGCAAACAGGCCCTTGGGCGTCGTGACGCCGTCACCGGTGGCGGAGAGGAACTGGGCGTCGAGCTTCGTGGCGACGTCGGTCACGAGGCGGTCGCGCAGCGCGGCATCGAGGGCGACGACGGACTGACGGGCGAGCTCGTTCGAGTAGCGCGTGATGACCTTGACGGACTTCATCGTCGAGGGAAGGAGCTGGATCTCGTCGAAGTCGACGTCGCGCTCGGTGATCAGCTCGTTCTCACCGATCCAATCGGGGTTGATCGGGCCGCCGAGCTTGGGGATGCGAACCGGCGATGCCGAGTCGAAGATGCGCGGGCCGGCGGCGAGGAACACCGACTGTGCCTCGAGGGGCTTGACGAGGATCGTCTGAACCTGCTCGCGGGTCAGCTCGGGGGCGGTCTGGGTGGATGCAGCCATGATGGGTCTCCAGTCATGAAATCGAATGATCGGTTCACGCTGGACGCCAGGCCCACGAGCGAGGGGGACGCACGCCAGGTGCGTCCCCCTCAGGATACCTCAAGTGAGAACGAATCTCATGTGCGCGTTCAGGCCGAGCTACCGCATGAGGTGAGCCAACTGGCTCAGGCGGTCCATGTCGGCCGCGTACTCGTCGGCATCGCCCTCAGGGATGAGATCGGCCAGGATGCCGTGGACGATCTTCATGGCTTCACCGAGCATGTCGTGATTCTTCGTGCGTTCCTCGACTTCGGAGGCCAGAGACAGCGCATACTCGGCATTGTCAGCGGCTTCGTCAAGCTTGCGTTCCACATCGGCGTTCATCTCATGACCTTTCAGTTGGCGTTGTGCCGAAGAATCCCGGCGAGGTCGACACTAGACGTGACTGCTGACACACCTTGCCCGATATCCCCGACAGGACGACGGCTAGCCAGGTGGGGCTTGCGGGCGAGAAGCTCGTCGAGCGCGGCCGTGAGCGCGTCAGGGTCGCTCAGGTGCGCTTCGTCGAACGGCAGGTCGGACGGGTCGGCCAGGCGCCCGGAGGCGGCCACGAGGGACGTGTGAAGCCGTGCCGCAATCTCGTCGCGGTCCTTCGCCTTCACGCGGGCGTCGGCGGCTTCCTTGCGCAGCTTGTCGACGTAGGCGCGGGGGAAGGTGTCCGCGTCGTCGTCGACGGTCTGCTCGTCGGCGGGCTCGGCCGGCGCGTCCGGCTCGAGGTGCTGCTCGTCGGTCTCGACGATCTCGTTCTCAGCGGCGGTATCGGTCATGGGTGATTTCCTTTCGGGTGGGGATCTGGCTGCAGGTGCAGCCCTTGTGTCGGGGCATCGGGTGGTCGGCGGCCCACACTTGACCGCCTCGCGCCCACCACGTGCACAGTTGGCAGGAACCGTGCGTCTGACGGACCCAGCCGTCGACGTAGCGCGACTGGGCGACGCCGTCCGACCACGCCTTCGCGGCCGTGTCCAGCGGCTCGCAGCGCGCCAGGCGCCGCACCCGCTCGGGCGTGACGTTGTCCAGGCTCAACAACGTCCGCGACGCCTTCGTCAGCCGCTCGACGTCGTCGGCCGGGGCGGTGAGTCCGAGCGTGGCGACGGGCTCGCCGATCTGGTGCATGATCGTCGCGGCGAGGCTCAGGTCGGCCAGCGCGGCGGCGCGGGAGTTGGCGGCCGCGACGAGCGCGGCCAACAGTGCGACGGCTTCGTCGAACGTCAGCTCGCCGTCGCTCCAGCGGTCGAAGATCGACTGTGCGTCGTCCTCGCTGGACTGTCCGAGGGCTTGGACCTGCTCGACGTAGCTCATGAGGCGACGAGCTTCGTCAGGTCGACGCCGGCGGAGTCGAGCGCGTCCCCGCGACGGGCGGCCCGGACGCGTTCAACCTGCTCGGGGCTCATGCCGAGCGTGTCGGCCAAGACGACGGACAGGGGCACGCCGACGCCGACGAGCTTCGCGGCCGCGTCCGCAGCTTGGGCCGGGGTGCGCGTCTCGGGGTTGGTCCAGACGACGTCGACGTCGAGGCCGGCCGGGTCGACGCCGTCACGGACGGCGATCATGAGGCGGGCGACGTCGGCCCACGCCGTACCGAACGTGCGGTGCAGCGCGTAGGCGCGGGCGACGAGCGACGCCTCAGCCGAGCGGATCGCATCCGCCGACGCCGGCTGGTCGCCGTGCAGCCCGAGATAGTGCGGCGGCAGACCGGACAGCGCGCCGATCTGCTGGGTGATGAGGGCGGCGGCGTCGGCGTACCCGTCGAGGCGAGCGGCGTCGAACTGCCCGAACTGCGTCTCGGGCGCTTCCGACTGCCAGATGTCATCGAGGGCAGCGGAAAACGGCTTGACGGGCTTGCCGTCGGCGTCCTCCACGATCTCCAGGCCGGTCGCCCACCGGCGCGGGCGGGCGTAGAACTCGCTGGTGACGAGCATGTCGGAGACGAGCTTGTTCAGCGCGTCGGCGAGGTCGAGGACGTCGGCCATCTCAGAGACGCCGTCGACGTCGAGGAGGCGGCCCCGGTTGACGATGGGCACCACCGGCACGACGCCGAGCGGGTTCGGGACGATCTCGGTCGCGGTCCAGCCCGTCGCCGGCATCGCGGCCGGATCGACCATCGTGCCGGAGGCGACGAGCTTCGTGATCCGGTTGGGCTCGTACAGCACGGCGCGCCCGGTGGATCCGTCGACCCAACGCTTGAGCGCGGCCGTCACCTGACGCGTGGCCGGGTCGCGCAGGACCGCGACCTGCAAGGGCGATTCGACGGTGAGGGACGGCGCGCCCGTGCGGTCGGCCCACACGATGACGAACGAGCGCCCGTAGGCGAGTGCGTCGATGTGCGCTTGTGCGGCGGCGTCCTCCATGCCGTTGCGGCGCCAGATGCGCCACAGGTCCGCGTCGGGCTCGGCGTCGGGGCCGTCGGTGCGAAAGCCGGTCACCTCGAGGCGCTCGGCCAGGGCGGTGACGGCCAGGCGCGGGAAGTTCACCGACAACGTCTTGAGGCGGTCGCCGAGCGCGTCGCGGGCGTCGGGGGTGAGATAGGCGGCCGGCTGCTCGCCGTGCCAGTACCGGTCGAGCTGCACGAGCCGGGGAACCGTGGTGTCGAGCTTGTCGGAGAGTGCCTTGATCGTGTTGTTCATCGGAACGAAACTGCCCTTCGTTTGGTGGGTCGGTTGGTGTGGAATGAGGCGCGGTCGAACGCGATGATCGCGGCGACGGCGGCGTCGATCTTGCGCGGGGAGTTGCGCTTGTCCTTGCTGACGAGGTCGCCCATCGGCGTGCGCTTGGCGACGCAGTGCGCGATGTGCGCGGCGAGGTCAGGGTTCGCGTCGTGCGTCATCGTCTGCTCGGTCACCGCCGCGTAGAACCGGTCCGTCGCCGGTGCCATGCGGGCGGCGGCGGCCGTGTTCCACTGCAGGACGCGTTTCTCGCCGTGGCGCTGCTCCCACGCTTCGATCTCGGAGCGCCAGCCCCACGGATCGGCGGCCAGCTCGAGCACGTCGAACCGGTCGAACGCGACGTCGACGGCTCGGTCGACGTCGGTGCGGGGCACGCGCCAGCGTGGGTCGCCGGGGTTCTCCCACAGCCCGACGACGAACACGTGAGGCTGTTCTGAGACCGTGCAGCCGACGAGCGCGGTCGAGTCACCCGAGGCGGAGCCGTCGAACGCGAGCACGACGCGGGATCCGCGCTCGACGGCCACGTCCGGCGCGGCCAGCGCGTCCCACGCGCCCCACGGCAGCCACGCGTCGGAGCCGGTGACCCACTGCCCGAGACGCAGCTGACGAAACACCGGCTCGCGCAGCGTGCGACGTGCAGCGGCCAGCCCGTCGGCGCTCAAGAAGTCGCCGAGCGCGGGGTTCGCCGCCGCCCACGCGGCTTCGTCATCGGTGGCACACCCGTCCGGCGCGGCGAACTCGCGCAAGAAGAACGCCGGGTCGGTGCCGGCGCGCCCATGCTCGACGAGCGACCACATGACGCAGTCGGGCGACGTGCTCGGCGTGGAGATCGCCAGGGTGAGCGACTCGGGCCGCTTACCTGACATCGATGTGACCGCTTCCCAGACCGCTTCAGAGACGACGTGCAGCTCGTCGACGACCAACAGCGACGGATCCCAGCCGTGCAGCGCGCCGGGGTCGGCCGGGAGCGCGATCATCGTCGCGTCGTTCTCGGGCACTGCGATGCGGTCGGCGTAGATCTGCGCACGCTCGGCCAGCTCGGGAGACAGCTCGATCATGCGCTTGGCCATGCGGAGCGCGATGTTCGCCTGACGCTGATCTGAGGCGACGACGAGCACCTCAGCCGACGGCGGGCCGGCGAACAGCTCAGCGACGGCCAGCGCGGCCGCCAGGGCCGTCTTACCGTTCGCTCGAGGCAACGAGACGAGCGCGGTGCGGATCCCCGCAGCGAACGCGCCGTCGACGATCTCGCGCTGCCACGGCCGCAGGACGAACGGCTCCAGCGCGCCGGCACCCTTGGGCACCCGCAGGTAGGTCTCGACGAACCGGATACGACGCTCAGCGCGCCCCGCCGGCCAGCCCGTGAAGTCGAGCGGATCGGCCGTCACCCGCGCCTTGGGGCCGGCCTTGAGCGCGCCAGTCATGAGGCCCGCCGATCCGAGGTGAGAATCGTTCCCAAGTGAGTCGGAAAGTCTGCCTTCACCAGGGGTTCTACGTCCTGGACTTGAGCCCTCTGCCCCCTGGGTCGAGCGCGGCCACGCTTGGAATTACAGGACCGGCAGACGACTCCGACGTCACGGAGCCGGATGACGAGCCCGGCGTTCTTCCTGGCCCATGCTTCGGGCGTGTGGTCGACGGTGAGGTCGTCGCGGGCGCCGCAGTCGGTGCAGAACGGCTGTGCGCGGCGTGCTCGGCGGCTGAGGGCTTGCCAGGTGGAGTCGTAGCCGCGCTGGGTCGCTGTGCCGCGTAGGTCGGGCTTGGTGTGCTCAGGGCATCGTGTGGTGGGTGAGGGTTCACCGCAGTCGATGCAGGGTGTGAAGGTCATGATGCGTTCACGTCCTTGAAGGTTGGTCGGTTGATCTGTCCGCAGACGATGCACGGGCGGTCGCGTCGGTTGGGGTGAATGGGTTGAGCGCACGTGCTGCCGTCGTCGAGGACGCCGGCGCAGATGATGTGCTCGACGCTGGGTGTCGTGCGGCTGGGGCTCGGCTTGTCGAAGAAGGTGCCGCCGTTGTCCCAGTAGTCGCGGCCGGGGATGCGTCGCGTGTCGGGCTTCATCTCCTTGGCGATGAGATCCTCGAGGTCGCCGTTCGAGTGGACTGCTCGCAGCCACGACGCCGGCTTCGCCGGCTGTCGGGCTTCGATGAGACGAATCCCTGCATCCACTCTCTCGTCGTCCGCTGCGCAGTCGAGAAGCTGCATGAGAACGCGCCGGTTCGGTGAGAGAGATTGGTTCTTAGATTGGTCAGAGATTGATCGGGTGCGAGATCTGCACTCCTGGCTGTCGTTATCTGCACCCCTGGACGTCGAGATCTGCACCCCTGCATCAGCCAGGGGTGCTAGATCTGCACCCCTGGCTGACTCGGGGATGACGAGGGCGTAGCGGGCGGAACGGTGCTGCCCCGCCTTCTCGATCTCGACGAGCCACCCGTCGGTCACCAACTTGGAGCGGTTGTCGATGGCGGCCCGGCGGCTATAGCCGGTCGCCCTCATCAACTGCTCGACGGAGACCCAGGCGCGTTTCTCACTACGAGCGAAGTCGGCATAGACGTATCCCACGAGGCGCGGCCCTGGCTTCACGCCTGCCACTGCCATAGCGTCGAGCCACCGGCTACGCCACCAGACCGAGTCATCCCCGGTCTGGTGGTCGTTGCTCGGCATCAGGCGGCGATTCCCTCGCCCGTGGCACCGACCCAGACGCGCCCGAGCGATCCGTGACGCTGGGTCCGCTTGGAGTTCACGACGCCCACGGCGACGATGACGCCGTTCATCTGCGCCTGCCTGAACAGGCATCCCCAGCGCGCCGGCTTGTCCGGTTCGCCGAGCCCGTCGGCCCGCAGGTCGTCGGCGGTGAACGGTTCACCCGACGCGGCCCGCGAGGCTAGGATGATCTCAGCGTCTTGCCACCACATCTGTTGACCGTTGTTGGCTTCGTTAGTCTTGTGCACGGCTTCTGCCTCCAAGTAGTTGCCGTTCTGGTCGCCGTCGAGTTGCAGCTCGGCGGCGGCCTTTTTCGTGTTAGGGGGTTCAGTCACAGTCGGCCCCTTCGTCGTCGGCCAACATGCCCTTGAGCACCTCGTTCGACTGGCCAGGCTGCACAGGTGCATCTCGTCATCGGGCGTCAGGCGGCGTGGCTGGACTGGCTGGCTTCGGCTTCGGCTTCGGCGAACTTGGCTTCGAGCCACTCTGTCCACTGGCTGCGGCGCCACGTCAGCCGGCCAGCGATTTTCGCGGGGGGCGGGCATTGCCGCGTGTAAATCAACCACCGGATCGTCGTCTCCTCCATGCCCGTCATCGCCTTGACGTCAGGCAAGCGCACAATGTCCAGGTCGGCATCCACAGGGATCTCCTATCTCTGATTCGTGTTGACGACTATCAACAGATCTGAGAATACACGATTTGAGTTTGTTCGCAACCACAAGCATGAGACAGTGGTTGGCATGAAGACCGAAGACGACTGGTTTGCGGAGAACGTGGCCGCCGAGCGCAAGCGCCTGGGGTGGACGCAGGCTGAACTTGCTGAGCGCCTGCGAAGCGTGGGCATGGAGAACTTCCACCCCAACACCATTTCGCGGGTGGAGAAGGGTGAGCGGCCAGTCAAGCTCTCGGAGGCGGCCAAGTTCGCCCTGGTCTTCGAGACCACGGTCGGAACCCTTGTCCGCCCTCGGATCGAGCGCCTCCAAGAGTTGAGCAAGCTCGTCGCCGACTTTGACTTCGCCATCGTTGAGCTTGTGAAGGCCAACCGAGAGGCTGCTCTCGTAAAGCGCGATCTCATCAAGAGTCTGAGCGCTATCCACAGATGGCGCGTAGATGCCAAGCTCACGGAAGAGGAGATCCACCACGTCCAGTCTCTGGCGGATGGCGCGTTGTCACGCGTGAATACTCAGTGGCGGCGCACGCTGGCGGAAGCGTCCCTCTCCGAGCTGGGATCGGATGGAATCTATCGGCCTTCGAAGGAGGTGACCGAAGAGGACCGCAAAGAGGCCGACCAGATGATCGCCGATGACGAGTAG